TACAAAGGAGTGTTCTCGTCAATCCTCCGAGTTCTTTCTATTTCTTCGTATATTTCATCAACAACAGAGGTTTGCTTAGCGAACATCTGCCTAAGCAAACCTCGGAGTCGCTCAAGTTCCTCATCATCGGTCATCGTCCGACCGCCTTACGGAGTGCGAGCCATGCCGAGTGATACACGCCGTCAGGTGCTTCATCGTCATCATCTGCATCAACCCATGCATTGATGAGAGAGCGCAGTTGTTCAATTTCATCGGCTGATTTGTTGTGAAGCCAGCAGTCGGTATGTCCGTGATCTTCTTTGGGATCGTTTCCCGTATGGGGAAGTCCTGCTGGGCAGGCTCTATCCCGCAACATGTCAACAAGTCCATCGGCAAGATCGTTCTGATTTTTGTAATCTTCGTCAGAAATTTGAGCTAAATCATGAAAATCGGCACGATAACTCTTGCCACTTCGGAGTTGCTCAATTTCGTTTGCCGCCTCAGTAAAGGTGGCACCGGAAAGCATGGTCAAGACGACCCCTTTGGTTTCGGCTGCTTCAGCAAAGAACCGTAGTTCTTCAACAATGTCCAGTTCTCTTTCAGAGGTCATCGGCGCTGAGGGCAATATCGCAAAGGCCGGCAATCTCTTTCAAAAGAGGTGCGTAGCAGTCCTTGAACTTCCTGAGTTCTTCGGCAGTGCGTCGCTCAAGAAAGATGCTGACCTCATCGTCCTCTGGGATAAGAAAAAGGAGTTGGATAAAAAGTTCCCCAACTTCATCCCCAGCGACTCGATTGCGAATCTGGCGGAGTACTTCATTTCGTAATTCCGTGTAATTGTTCATCAGTCTTCTCGGCACCTACAGATAACCGACTCACATTCAGGACAGCGCAGCATCATCTTCATCCATTTCATTAGTTTCCCCTCGCTGGGTTCTTGCCCATAACGAGAATACGTCATCAGTGATAGGAATGACCCAGCACTGGCAAGCATCAATGTCGTGCGGGTCGCCATTGACTGACCAAGCAATCTGTAATTCTGGAGTTGGTTCACAGACTCCAACATTGCACTCAAGCCCAAATCGCATGATGAAGTATTCAACCAAGCATTGAATCCGAGACAATCTGCATGGAGAGTCGGGGTCATCTTTGTTGGGACACTGCACGCCAAGTACGGCTAGATCGGACCTGTTAATTTCCAGCCAAATCACATGCCCATCGTCATGCCAGACGATTGAATCATCAAGGACATTCATCACTCGGCGCTCGGGTGTTCCTTGGTTTCATGGAGCTGAACTGCTTTATTGGTCAACTCAATAGGGTTATGGTGTTCAACCATAATTTCGTTCAACGCCCGAGTTGCACTGTTGGCGATTTCTTGAGTCTGACGCAGTGCGAGCTTGGTGGTTTCAAGTTCAATGACCGTTTTGGCAAGCCGCTCCGAAATCGCATCAATGAGATCCTGTGACTGAATTTCAATATCCATGAGTTAATCCTGTTCTGTGTTCTCACCAAAAGTGAGGTTTGCTTCGTGATTGTCGCTTGGTTCTAACGACCAGTCGTTGCCCGCAACGGTCCAAATGTAATCGTCCACTCCGAGTTCCTCAAAACGATCATGGATTTCTTTGTCATATCTGTAAGCGAAGTACCGGACAAGTCTTTGGATTTCTTTGTTGCGGACCCTCTGGGTGTTTGAACCAGACGTGCTGATGTGCTGGATGTAGCCCAACTTCTTGATGTGAATCATTCGAGTTGTGAGGAATGTCCTTACGCAAAGTTCGTAGTCGTCAGCCACATGAACTTCAGGGTTGTGTCCACCGGCTGCGTAGTAAGCCTCGCGAGTCCAGGCTCGAGCATGGTTCGGCATCCCGACAATGTGACGCACCGTCTTGGCGTTCACGGACGGGTAGTTCGCCACGGCGTATGTATGGCCCCTGTAGTCCTCGTAGCGGTACGAGCCGAACCCGAATGCGTATCCGTCGGGGTATGTTGCGTTTTCGCCTGTATCAAGAATTTCGGCGCAGTCGGTATAAGCGAAGCCTGCTTCGGGGAATGCCTGAAAGGCTTCAACAATGTCGCCAAGACAGTTGACGGTCAGTTCGTCGTCGTGGTCAAGTTCTACGAAGATTGATCCACTTGCGAGTCCGCAGCATCGACGCTTTACTTCACCGATGCGACCACATGGCTTGGACGACTTGAATACCTTGATCCGTCGGTCATGGGCGGCAAGGTTCTTTGCGATTTCAAATGTCTTGTCATCTGGAGAGTCGTCATAGATGACCCATTCCCAGTTGTCATAGGTTTGTTCGCAGAGAGATTTATATGGTCGGAGTATGCCGGTACCGGTATTATGCGTAGGCGTGAAAACCGATACGAGAGGTGTTTCGGGGAAACGCTTCTCGGTGGCCGTGCTGACGTAACTACCAATAACGTGTTGCGCTACGAGTGACGGGTCCATGTCGGTTTCGTCGTAATGAAGCCAACGCTTGCGTACCTCAATCGACTGATTGTTCAGGTTCGGGAAATCAGCAATGTCACCGAAAGAGCAAATCACGTTGAAGTGATGCCCTGCCAGTTCATAGCCAATCTCACCGTCATCGGAAAGTTGACGAGTTGAAAACCCATCAGCCTCATAAGTAGCAGTCCCCGGAAGGATCAACTCCTCGGCATCAAAATCGTTTCCAATAAGTAGTACGGAGATAAGACCAGAATCCATAGGGTGGATTCTAGTCACCCCTGATGCTGAGGCGCTCGGATCTGTAGAAGCGCAGCACGGCAAGCAACGTGGAGGTCGTACCAGTCGTTGTCATCATCGGGTTGCTGCATAAAGAACCCGAGTCGCTCCACAAGTTCAAAAGGTAGTTCTACCCAAACAGATTTATCTTGTTCGATCATTCGATTCCATTCCGTGCCTCAAGCGCACGAATCCGCGCGGCTTGTTCGGTCACTCGAAGTTCCAGAGCATCAAGGCGGGCATCTAGGTCATGTACGGCCTGTGCGGTCTGCATGTGGTTTTCTAACCAAGCAGAAATCTGGTCATTGTTCTCTTGCCATGTCACTTCAGCGGAGTTGAGGCTATTGATCGCTTGTTCTCCACCATTGGCAATAAGGTCAATCTCATTAGAAAAGCCAAGAGATTGCGCTCCTTTGTCTCGATCAAAAACGCTATTTGGTTTATAGCCAAAAATCTCAGGCGGTTTGGTGTTGTCTGGAAGGCTTTCAAGTCCCATGATGATCCTCAATATTTGATGATGAAGTTAAGAAGGAGATATGGCTGAAGGTTTGTGTGAGCGGCTGAAGCAGATACTCCGCTCGGGTATGACGTATCACCAATATAAACGCCAGTAGTTGTTTCTCCAGCGATGCTTCCTTGTTTAACGCTTGAAGCATTAGAGCCTGAACAAGCCTGAAAATCAGAATCTGGATAATAATCAACGTATGTATGAGTGTGGTTTTTAAGTGCCGACTCTGCTGCACTTAAAGTGACGGACGCAGTTCCCCCTGTTGATCCAGCAGAACCGACAGCATAAGGAACTCTTGTCCTCATATCTGGAACTTGAAACCCACCGCTTGATCCATAGGTTGTTCCAATGACCGCATAAAGTGCTGGATGCGTTGCGGTTGCGAATCCGGTTCCATCGCAAAGAAGCCAACCTTTAGGGATTGTTGATGAGGGCCATAGCATTATGGTTCCAACAGGGATTTTTCTTGTATTCTGCGAAACGCTCTGACTGACTAAATCCCTACTCATGGCAACGCCTTGATGATGAAATACATGGACAGATATGGCTGAAGGTTTGTGTGAGCAAGTCCGTTTGCTTCAGTAACGCCGCCAGTGTTTCCACCATAGTTGATATCGTTGAATGAACCATAGTCATTACTGCCAGTATCGCATTGATTCGCTCCACGCATACTGGCGTCGTAGTTAATGTGTTTGTGTCCAACCATCCCCGTTTGTGCTGGAGTAAGAGCAACAGAAGTTGCGCCCCCAGTTGCACCCGGACTGTCCCCCCCGGAACCAACAGGCACGCGCGAAGACATATTCGGAACTTGAAACCCACCAGATGAACCATAAGTAAGTCCGATTGCTGAATAAAGGGCAGGGTAAGTCGCTATTGCGTAACCAGTACCATCACACAGTAGCCAACCCTTTGGCAGTGAAGTTGTGAATGGATACATCAAGATTGTCCCAACAGGGAAATCCATCTTGGTTAAAGAGACTTGAGCGGAAACGTAATCAGCCATCAGTAAGCCCTGATAATAAAGTTGAGAACCAAATAGGGCATACGGTTTTCGTGTGAACTACTAGCATCAGATGCTGACGCATCGCCTGTATAGCGAGCCAGTTCGCTTTGACTATTTGAGTTTAGCCAGTAAGTGCCAGCGGTAAGGGCCGTCCCATAAAGTCGGTAATAGTCGTTGTATGAATGAGTATGACTTGGAAGTCCAGATTGAGCGGAAGTAAGGGTGACAGACGAGTAGCCGCCAGTAGAGCCGATAGCGCGTCCCAATCCCGCTTCGGTGATGCCGACGCCAGCGCCATTAGCCCCTGTTAAAGCGCCAGTTGCTGTACCACCAGCCCCTACGGGAACCCTGCCAGCAAGGTTGGGGAGGAGAAAGTTGGTTGTTCCATTACCGCCATAAGTGGTTGAAAGCACCGAGTAGAGAGCCGGGTAATCAGCAATAAGAAGCGTTGCTCCTTGACAAATCAACCAACCGGCAGGAACAGTGCCGCCCGCATACATAACCATCATGCCCACTGGCACTGAAACGGTAGGTTCAGAAACGTACTGGCTGACTTCTCTCATGATCAGGTGATGGTGTTGACGTAACCGTGGATAGAAATAACATTTGTTGTAGCAGCAAAGGCGCGTACTACGAGCGGAGTTGCGTTGCCCTTAATCAAAAGGCCGGGGGCAATAAGGACAAGACCAGACTCGGGCTGAACCGTTACTTCAATAAAATCCGTGTAAGTGGTGTTTCCCCACTGAATAGTTAACTTTTGTGCTGACGTTGTAGCATCGGCTGTACCCATTGTATGGACCGCATAAAGCCATATTTCATGCAGCGTGCTTGTAACGGTAGGTCCAGTATGGAGAGTTGTTCCAGTGCCTGAAGTGGCTGCAACAATAATGCCCCTCCCGTCAGTAGATCCACTGAGGATTGTTTTAGCGTAAGTAGCCATTACTACCTTCCAAAGATTTGCGAGGCGAGAATCAACTGATCGTTATCAGCGATGAGGTTCGGGTTGCTTGTTGAAATCACTGTACCGGATGTGGGCATAGTGACTGACGTTGCACCTGCGAGCGTCAAGTCTAGAGCGTGAGCGCCTGTGGTGGAGAAGTTGCCACCGATGGTAATGGTCTTGCCTGTGTTGGCGACGCCAGTGCCACCGTACTGACCGGCAACTACAGAGCCGTTCCAAGTGCCTGTACCAATAGTGCCAACCGTAGTTAGCGACGAGGACGTGACGTTGGAGCCGAGGGTTGTATACGAGAGAACTTGCTCTCCGCCGATTCGGTAGACATTGCTAGACCCCATAAGATCAAAGTCTTGATTTGATGTCCATGAATCGGTTGCATTAACCCAGTTGAGGGTCTTATCGGAAGCGCCCTTAAGAGTGATGCCGCCACCGTCAGCAGTCGTATCAGTGGGGCTTGCTACTGAGCCAAGTTCAATGTTCTTGTCATCGACTGAAACTGTTGTGGTGTTTACGGTTGTGGTAGTTCCATTGACCGTAAGATCGCCGGTTACGACAAGTGCGTTGTTTACGGTTGTTGTGCCTGTAGCAGCACCAATACCAACAGTTGTTGCAGCACCTCCAATATTGACCGTGGTTGCATTCGTGTTGAATACAGTTGCTGTGCCAGTGCTGGTTGTGGTGATGTCTGCGCCATTAACTGCAAGATCGCCAGA